CTAATGCTGAAGAAAAATTAATAACATTAAATAAACATTTTAATAATACACAAATATAATATATGAAGTTCTATACATCGGTATTGCCATATCGTGGCAGGCTATTGGTCCGTGGTGTAAACCATGATGGTAGTCATAAAAAATATCGAGTTAATTATAGACCGTCTCTATTTGTGCCTGCAAACAAAGAATCAAAATATAAAACATTAGATGGTCGTAATGCAGGCAAGATAGATTTTGATAGTATACCTGACGCCAAGAAATGGATTGATGAGTATGAAGATGTTAGTGGATTTGAATACTTTGGTAATACTAGATATCAATATCCTTTTATTGCAGATCAGTTCCCTGATAAGATAGATTGGGATATAAAACAGATAAGGCTAATCACAATCGATATAGAATGTGAAAGTGAGAATGGTTTTCCTGACGCTGACGAAGCGATTGAACCTATCATATCAATCACAGCAAAAGAACACACTACAAAAAAGATTGTTGTCTTTGGCATGAATAATTTTGTCAATGATAGGCCAGATGTAAATTTTGTTAAGTGTGCTACTGAAAGAGATTTGATTGAGAAGTTTAAAGAGTTCTGGTTAGAATATAATCCTGATATCGTCACAGGTTGGAATGTTAAGTTCTTTGACATGCCTTATTTGATGAATAGATTTAGAAGGCTGATGGGCGATGAATATCTTTTACAGTTTAGTCCTTGGGGTGTGGTGACACAACAAAGTGCTAGGGTTACTGCTAAAGGTTTTAATAAAGAACAAAAGTATTGGGATATCATGGGTGTTGCTACTTTAGATTATCTTGACCTGTATCGTAAACATACTTTCGTTAGACGTGAAAGTTATAAATTAGATTACATAGGTGAGGTAGAATTAGGCGAGAACAAACATGAAAATCCTTATGATACGTTTAAAGAATTTTATACGAAAGATTATCAACAGTTTATTGAATATAATATCCAAGATGTTGAATTAGTTGATAAGTTAGAGGACAAGATGAAATTAATTGAATTACATTTGACTATGGCCTATGAGGCAAAGGTAAACTATCAAGATGTATTTGGTCAAGTTCGTATGTGGGATACTATAATATTCAATCATCTAAAATCTAAAAATATTGTAGTGCCTGCTAATAAAGAATTAGAGAAGTCAAGAGCGTATGAAGGCGCTTATGTAAAAGATCCTATCGTAGGATTTCACAACTGGATTGTAAGTTTTGATTTGAACAGTTTGTATCCACATTTAATTATGCAATACAATATCTCTCCTGAGACGATGGTCGGTTATGAACCAAATCGTGTGAATGTAGAAAACATGTTGAATCAAAAATCTGATTTGTCTGACCTAGATATGAGGACTATCACTCCCAATGGTGCTCAATTTAGGACAGACAAACAAGGCTTTCTTCCTGAGTTAATGGATAAATTATACAAAGAGAGAGTTATCTATAAAGACAAGATGGCAAAAGCAAAAGCATTGTATCAAGAGACAGGCGATAAGAGACTACAAAACGATATATCAAAAAATTATAATATTCAACTTGCAAGAAAGATTGCTTTGAATAGTGCTTATGGTGCTATCGGTAATCAATACTTTAAATATTTTGATGTAAGACACGCTGAAGGTATCACTATGGCAGGTCAACTTACTATCAGATGGATTGAAAGAGACGTAAATATATATCTAAATAAATTATTAAAAACTAGTAATGATGTATATGTTGTTGCCTCTGATACAGATTCTATCTATATCAAATTAGATTCTATTGTCAATAAAATATTTGAAGATAAATCAGATAGTAAAAAGATTGTAAAAGTATTAGATAAATTTTGTGAAGAAAAACTACAACCATATATTGACAAAAGTTTTTCTAGACTGGCAGAATATGTGAAAGCATATGACCAGAAAATGTTTATGAAACGAGAAGTGATTGCCAACAAAGGTATATGGACTGCTAAGAAAAGATATATCTTAAACGTATTTAACGAAGAAGGCCTTGATCTGAAAGAACCTAAACTAAAGATCATGGGTATCGAGGCTGTTAAGTCATCAACTCCTGCACCTTGTCGTGTTAAGATTAAAGAAGCATTAAAAGTTATTATGAACAAAGATGAGGCCTCACTAATAGATTTCATAGAAAACTTTAGAACACATTTTAAAAAATTATCACCTGAAGATATCGCATATCCTAGAAGTTGCAATAATCTCAAAAAATATAGTTCATCAAAAGACATATATCAAAAGTCAACACCTATTCATGTGAAAGGCGCCTTGATCTATAATAATATGTTAAAGAAAAAACAATTAAGAAAGTATGAGATAATACAAGATGGTGATAAGATAAAATTTATAACATTAAAAGAACCAAATCCTATAAGAGAGCATGTAATATCTTTCACAAGTAAGTTGCCAAAAGAGTTCAACTTACATCAATATATTGATTATGATGAGATGTTTACAAAATCTTTTTTAGAACCACTAAGATTTATTGTTAATGCAATCGGTTGGAATTTTGAGAAGAAGGCAACTTTAGATGAATTTTTTTAGACACTTGACATTTCAAGAATCGTTATTATATAATATAGAAAGGAGAAATATATAATGAGTAAAATAATTGGAATAGATTTAGGAACAACAAACTCTTGTGTCGCTGTAATGGAAGGCACACAAGGAAAGGTAATAGAAAATACTGAGGGTCAGAGAACGACACCATCAGTAGTATCTTTTGGTGATGAGACGCTGATTGGTATGCCAGCAAAAAGAGTTGCTGTAACCAATCCAGAGAATACTATCTATGCAGTTAAAAGATTAATTGGTAGAAAGTTTGATGGTGGCTCTGTACAGAAAGATATCAAAACAACACCTTATAAAATTATCAAAGCAGATAACGGAGACGCATGGATAGAATCAAAAGATAAAAAGTATTCACCATCACAAATCTCTGCTTTCACTTTACAGAAAATGAAAGAGACTGCTGAGAAATATTTAGGATCAGAGGTCAAAGAGGCAGTCATAACTGTACCTGCTTACTTTAATGATTCACAAAGACAGGCAACAAAAGACGCTGGTAAGATAGCAGGTCTTGATGTAAAAAGAATTGTAAACGAACCAACAGCAGCTGCACTTGCATATGGTCTAGATAAAAAGAAATCAGGCACAGTTGCAGTATATGATTTGGGTGGTGGTACTTTTGATGTATCTATACTTGAATTAGGTGATGGTGTGTTTGAGGTTAAATCTACGAATGGTGATACATCACTAGGTGGTGAAGACTTTGATAATGCAATCGTAGATCATTTATTATCTACATTTAAAAATGATACAGGCATGGATTTAAGATCAGACAATCTAGCATTGCAGAGAGTTAGAGAAGCAGCCGAGAAAGCAAAATGTGAATTATCATCTGTTGTTGAAACAGAGATCAATATACCTTTCATAACTGCTGATCAAGCAGGACCTAAACATTTAAATGTAAAACTAAACAGAGCAACATTTGAAAGTTTAGTAGATAGCCTTATTAAGAGATCACTTGCACCTTGCGAGACAGCATTGAAAGACGCTAATATAAAATCAACAGACATAAGTGAGGTTATATTAGTTGGTGGTATGACTAGAATGCCTAAGGTAAAAGAAGAGGTAGAAAAATTCTTTGGTAAGAAACCACATGAGGGTGTTAATCCAGATGAGGTAGTTGCCATTGGTGCTGCTATTCAAGGTGGTGTATTACAAGGTGATGTCAAAGATGTATTACTATTAGACGTGACACCACTATCACTAGGTATTGAAACACTTGGTGGTGTGACTACAAAACTTATAGAAAAAAACACAACGATACCTACAAAGAAAAGTCAGGTATTTTCTACTGCTGAAAACAATCAATCAGCAGTTAATATTAATGTGACACAAGGTGAAAGACAACTTGCAAAAGATAATAAGATGTTAGGTAACTTTATGTTAGATGGTATACCACCTGCACCAAGAGGCATGCCACAGATCGAGGTTACATTTGATATAGACGCAAATGGTATTGTAAGTGTGTCTGCTAAAGATAAGGGTACAGGTAAAGAACAAAAGATTACCATACAAGCGTCTGGCGGATTATCAGAAGCAGAGATAGATCAAATGGTCAAAGACGCAGAAGCAAATAAAGAAGCAGACGAGAAGATCAAAGAGAAGATAGAGGCAAGAAATCATGCTGATGGTCTAGTTGCTTCTACTGAGAAAGCATTAAAAGAACATGGTGACAAGGTATCTGCTGAAGAAAAAACTAAGGTAGAGACATCTATCAATGATCTAAAAGAAGCATTGAAAGGTGATGATACCGAAGATATCAAAAAGAAGACAGGTGAATTGACCGAAGCGTCAATGAAACTTGGTGAAGCAATTTATAAAGATATGCAAGAACAAGCAAAAGAAACGGCACAAGATGGGCCTAAAAACGAAGAAAAAAAGAAAGATGATAATATCGTTGACGCAGATTATGAAGAAGTAAAAGACTAAGTATGAAAGATTATATTCGTAATGAAACACTATATAGCCGTCTCCTAGACGCTGCTAGACACGATAAATTGCCTATATTAGATAACAAGACATTTGAATCTATGAACGCAGAATATGGCAAGGAAGAGATGAGAAAAAATCTTGCCGATTATATCGCAACAGAAAGACCTGTTTTTCCGTTAAAAGAAATATCGGAAGATACAATGAGAGAATGTTTTTATAATTTACAAAAGTTTGACACTAACTCTATCTGTATACCAAAAGAACAGGTTGACAAAGAGGTCTTTGAAAAATATGACGACTATGAATATTCATATAGCAAATATGGACTAGGTTTGATAAATGGGCCAAGTACATACAATGATGTAAGTAATTACTTCATGCAAGACCTAAGGCTTGAGTGTAGCAGTT